GGCGCCGCCACTTCCACCCATCCGGCACGGCCCGCACATTCAGGCGCACAGCCTCGCAGGCAAACTCACTGAGCGCAGATCGAATCTCAGACGGCACCATGCCGTTCAGGTTGTCCATCTTTGCCCACTCAGGCATCGGTGGTAGTTTGATGTTGTCGGTCATGTCTTGCTCTCCTTGATGGCTTTCTTGATCTGGTCGATCGACTCGCTGACCTCCAGCGTCTGGCCGTCAAACAGCTTCACATATGCTCGGATTCCGTGCCATTGGCTGCTTGTGCCCGCCTCTGTGACGCGAGCTATTGCCGCTGGGTTGACGCTGTGGGTGATGTACCCGCGGCTCGTCGGTGTGGTTAGGTCGATCATGCTGTCTTGCGCCTTTTATAGCGGTTGATGACGGCCAGCGCCACGGCCTTGGCTGCGGCGTCGGTTGCGATGTTGGCGGCGTAGTATCGAACGCCAGACCACGCGATCCAGCCAGCCTCAACCCTTATCGGAAAACAATTGAACCGCTCCGCAATCGGCCAGATGACGGTTGGAAACTTGTACGAGAACAAGCGAACGCAAGGCGCAAGGATCTTTGTTCGGATGCCCACATAGTCCTGCCCCGGGTAGTCGACGATGTCGGATTTCTTCCATCCAATCGCCAGCGCCAGCGTCCTGCTGATTTCTGCATCAGTCATGTCTTGCTCCCAAAGAAAGCGTCCATCGTCACAGGGGCCACGGTGCGCAGCACGGACAAACACTGCTCGGCCACCTCGCGGTGCTCCTTCTGCGTTGACGGGTCCAGGCGCTGCTTGAGATAGTGCACCCACGAGCGCAGGGTGCCGTTCATGTAAAGCCTGCTCGGCGTCAGACCTTCGGGCAGGATTGCGCGGGCCACTTCCTTGGCTACACCTTGGCGCAGTGCGTATCGGTATGTGTCGATGGTGTGGTTCCACACACTCAGTTGCTCCATACGCCAGCTCTTGCAAAGGTCGTCGTCCATGCACGGCAAACTGTTCTGGCGGTTCGCGCTGTCCTGCATCCGCGCCTCGCGCAGCACCGGATCGCCCAGTGAGTCCACATCGGCGTATCGCTGGCTGAACTCCTGGAAGGAGAAGCTGCGGTGTCGGATGATCTGGTGCGTGATGTCGCGGGTGGTGTCGATCTGGAGGCATGCGTTGGCCATCTCGAACGGCGAGACATGGCCGTGCTCCATGCAGTAGCGCAGCAGTTTGGTGCTCCCGCTGTTCTGATTGGCCGGGTTGGATACCCGGGCGCAGTACATGATCTGCGCGTCCGCATCAGGCGTTGCCCAAACGAGTCGAACTTGTGTCACAGCATCCCCCTTTCTTCCAACTGAGCAATAGCCGCCCGCAGACCTTCCAGACCGCCGACGCGCTGGTCGTTGATGAACACCTGCGGCATCTGCCGCACTTGCGGGTGGGCGACGAAGAACGTCTCGCGTTCGATGGGGTTGTCGAGGTTGATCTCGACGAAGCCGAGGTTGCGCTGGCGCAGCAAGGACTTGGCGGCCGTGCAGTTCGGGCAAGCGGATTTGGTGTAGACAGTGATGTTCATGTTGCACTTTCAAAAAGGTGGCCCCCAATTTGCGGGCCATGTTTTCCCCGGAGTCTCCCACGCCAATTCCGCGGCCAGATCGAGCAGGTCGCCCTGACTCGCCCCGGCGCGACGAGCGGCGTGCAGAGCGCCCATCGGGTTGCGTTCACAGCACCCGCCGCCCGGGCGGTGTGCGTAGTGGTAAGCGCCGCACCGGCACAGAGCGTGACCCGTGTTGCGCACGTGTTCGACCAGGGTGGTGAACGACACGCGGCGGGTACGGCAGGCTGGCAGCGGTACACGGTGGATCAGCCTCCCCACCCGCTGAGAAGACCGTAGAACATGACCAGCACCAGCAGCCACGCGCCGACCTTGACCACCGAGCCGAGGATATCGCTCCGCCGGTAAACGGTCAGCGAGCAGCCGTACTCGGCTGTGTAGGGGAACGCCTCGTCGAGCGTTCGGGGGAATTTACGGGTGGTGTTCACTCGTCCTCCGCTTCAACCAGTTTTCCGCCCTCGGCGCGATACCAGGTATCGGCTTTGATGCCGGCCTCGCCGACGTAGCCCACACAGACGCGGGGGCGGTTGGTGGCGTCCCAGTACGCGACGATCACGCAGCCGCTCGGTCCAGCCTTGGCCTTGCCGTATTGGCCCAAGCAGGCCGCAATGGCCCCTTCGCCCGTCGTGGCGGCGTTGGCCCCTTCGCCCGTCGTGGCGGCGTTGGCCCGGTAGCCCGTCGTGGCGGCGTTGGCCCCTTCGCCCGTCGTGGCGGCGTTGGCCCGGTAGCCCGTCGTGGCGGCGTTGGCCCGGTAGCCCGTCGTCGCAGCGTTGGCCCCTTCGCCCGTCGTGGCGGCGTTGGCCCGGTAGCCCGTCGTCGCAGCGTTGGCCAAGTTGCCCGTCGTCGCAGCGTCGGCCCAGTTGCCCGTCGTGGCGGCGCCGGCCCAGTTGCCCGTCGTGGCGGCGCTGGCCCGGTAGCCCGTCGTCGCAGCGTTGGCCCGGTAGCCCGTCGTCGCAGCGTTGGCCCAGTCGCCCGTCGTGGCGGCGTTGGCCCGGTAGCCCGTCGTCGCAGCGTTGGCTCCTTCGCCCGTCGTGGCAGTCACGCCGTCTGCGGTGCCTGCGTCCTTCGCGGCTCGCTCGATCTTGGCCTTGTCCGCGCCGGCGATGATGACCGTCTGCTGGACGATGTTGGGAGCATCCAGCTCGTCAAATACCTTTTCAGCCAGCCATCCCGAATCTTCGTAGCGCTTGTCCGCTTGGAGCGCCGCGTAGACCTCAGCGAACTCGCCTCCTTGCGGGAATTTTTCGAGGAACCAGCGGTATCCATCGTGGCACGCGCTCCATGCCTTGACTCTATCTTTCGTGATTGCCAGGGGGTTTGCTTCGGTGTTGTTCACTTCTCTTTCCTTTCCCGAGCGCGCCGCGCCCGTGTTCCTGCCATACGCTCCGCTGCGGTGAGCGGCTTCCTTCTCGGGGCATCAGCCCCCGACCCCCAGGTGTAGACGGCCACCGTACCGCGACCACGGGAGTCGTCGGTCCACCGGGCCACATGCACCGCGCCGACGGCCCGCATGCTCGTGATCCAGCGGCTCACGCTGCGCCAGTGCAGACCCGTGATCTGCTCAAGCTCGGCAGCGGTGTGCGGTCGCACGCGCAGGGTCGATGCCATGTGCGCTTCTTGTTCGGGTGTGCGGCGGCTCACTGGCCGAACTCCTCGATCCGTTGTTGACTGCTTTCCAGGTCTCCGTTGTTGCCTTCCGCTTTTGCGACAGCAGCCCTGGCCTTATCGAATGCGACCCGGCAAAGATGCATGCGGGCATCAAAATCGACGGCATGGTCCTTCTCGCGGTCATCCCACTCGATCATTGCCCTGCATGCCTCCAGCAGTTCAGGTGCTGCCGCGAAAACGTGCGGCCCGAAGGAACCGAAGAAGCCGCTGAAATGGACATAGATGTCATTCCATATGTCTTCCAGGTCTCCGTGGTTGTCTTCGAGCCACGCGGCTGCCAGTTCCCTGTAGTTGCTTGTGATATGGGCATGCCGAGACTCCGGCCCACGCCACCTGATAACGTCCAGTTTCAGTCCGTTCATACGTCCCCCCACTTGATCGGTTCCTCCAGCGCCCGCGCTTCCTGGTCAATCACATCAGTTCCTTTCTCCAAAAAGTCGTTCACACGTTGCGAACAGGGTCACTTTACCACCGTCTGTCATTTGCGCAAAGAAACTTCGCAAAGGCACAAAATTTAGTCGGGTATTTCGCAACTGCAAAGTTTACGATATGATCCGTTTCGCGTTTTGCGCAAACCCCAAACCGAAAGGATTGAAAGATGACCATCGAAGCGAAACTGGATGAACTGATCGAGATCAACCGTGCCATCCTGACCGCTATCCAAAGCGGTGCCGCAGTGGCTGCCCCCGCCGCCGCACCGGCCGAAGCCCCTGCCAAGCGTGGCCGCAAGGCCGCTGAAAAGACCGAGGAGCCCGCTGCCGAAGCCCCAAAGGAACAGGCGCCGGCTGCCGAGGTGACCGCCAGCCCTGCGCCCACCCCCGAGACGCCTGCCGCTTCCGAGCCTTCTGCAACTCCCGCACCGGCTACTGCCTCGGAGCCGACTTCGGCGCCCGCCGATGATGTGACCTTCGCCCAGGTCACCGAGGCGATCCGCAAGCTCAACGCAGACCTGAATGCGCAGCAAGCGGGCAAGGGTCGTGACGCGATCCTCGGCATCCTGACCAAGTTCCTCGGCACGGCCGAGGGCAAGCGGGTGCCCGACCTGGAATCCGCAGGCAAGAACGCCGAAATTCTGGCCTACGTGCAGTCTCTGCAGAAAGCCAGCGAGGACGATCTGGGTCTCTGATCGTGGCAACACACGCACTTCTTTCCCCCAGCAGCGCGGCCCGGTGGTCGTCGTGCACAGCGTCCATCGGCGCGAGCGCGGCCAACACCGCGCCCGACGAGGGCAGTGATGCCGCCCGCATGGGTACAACATGCCACCGCATGTTGGAAGACATGCTCAAGGACGGCGATCTCGACCCGCAGACGTACCTCGGCCGGGAATACTGGTTCAAGGGTACGGACGACGGCTGGCCCGAAGAACTCGATGTTGTCGAGCCTGATCACCGGGTGGAGATCACCCAGGACATGATCGACGCCGTTCTGACATCGCATCGGTACGTGACCGAGCAAGCTGCTCTCATCGGTGGCGAGATTCACTCGGAAATCCGGGTTCCGATCAGCCACATCACCGGCGAGGAAGGTGCGCACGGCACGTCCGACGTGATCATCACCGCCGGCGATCTGATCTGGACGCTCGACCTCAAGGCCGGCCGAAAGAGGGTCACCGCCTACGACGTGATCGAGCCTGCCGGCGAGGACATCATCACCGGCGAGCCGACGCCCGAGAAGGTGCGACCGAACCTTCAGGCCACGCTCTACACGCTCGGTGCTATGAAGGCGCTGGGGCCGCGGACGTTCAAGGTCGCGCGGATGACTATTCTGCAACCGTTCCTCAACAGCGTGAGCGAGTGGTCGGGCACGGTGGCCGAAGTGGAAGCTGTCGGCGCCTGGCTATCGCAGAAGGCTGAGGAAACGCGCACGAACCCCAAGTTCGAGCCGTCCTACAGCAACTGCTTCTTCTGCCGCGCGTCTGGCAAGTGCGAGGCGCAGACGCAGGCTGTCATGCAAGCAACGCTCGTCGGTTTCGATGACGGCGAGCCCGAGCCCCGTCCGGTCGAGCCCATGAAGCTCGGCCAGGCGTACAGCCTCGTGCCGCTGATCCGCTCGTGGTGCGACGCCGTTGAAAAGCGCGTCGAGGCTGCGATCATGGATGGTGAGCACGTGGTGCGTGACGACGGCGTGGCCTACAAGCTCGTCGAAGGTCGCAAGGGCGCACGCGAGTGGGACGACGATACCGCCGTCGAAGAGTACCTGAAGGCCAATGCACGGCTGGGTGATAAAGCCTACAAGCCGCGCAAGATCATCAGCCCTGCTGACGCCGAGAAGCTGGCGAAGGCCAAGAAGGGTGAGAAACCCCTGATCGGCCCGACCCAGTGGAAACGCCTGGCGCAGCACATCACACAGGCCGACGGCAAACCCGTCGTCGTGCCCGAAACCGATCCGAGGCCCGCACTGCCCACCAAGGCGGACGGGTTCGAGGAGGTGACCGCCGCTGAAACCCTTGTGGACAGCGATCTTTTCTGAAACCTGAAACTGTAGAAAGACTGAAATCGTGAGCAATTTCGCATCCTCCAAACCCGTCATCCTCAAGGGTATCCGCGCTGCGTGGCTTGACATCTTCAAGCCCGCCGAAGGCATGAACGGTGGCGCGCCGAAGTACAAGTTCAGCGGCATCATCGACCCGGACAGCGAGGCTCTGACCGTCGCTAAGACGGCCATGCTCGAAGCCGCTCGCCAACTGTGGGGCCAGAACGCAGAGAACATGCTGCGCTCGATCCCGGCCAACTCCAAGGCCATCCGCAACGGCAACGACAAGGTGGCCGACGACGGCAGCGTGCGCCCCGAGTACGCCGGCAAGTTCTACATCAGCGCGAGCAGCAAGGCTGATAAGAAGCCGCAGGTGGTGGGTCCCCGCAAGCACAACGGCCAGTTCGTGACCATCACCGAGCACGGTCGCGGCATGGTGGCCGGCATCGACGTGACCGACGAACTCGGCTGGCCGATCACGGTGCCGTACCGCGGCTGCTACGTCAACGCGAAGATCGAGTTCGTGGCTGGCAAGCAGTTCAAGGGTGCCAACGGCGAGATCATCCCCAACCAGGTGTTCGCCCGCATCCACGCCATCCAGTTCCTGCGTGACGGCGAGCCGTTCGGCAGCGGGCCGACCAGCGCCGAGGGTTTCGACGAGGAAGAAGTCGTCGCCGAGGCCACCGACGCCAGCGGCAACGAACTGTTCTGATGTGTCAGAAGCGGGGTCTTCGGACCCTGCTTTTTCCAAGGAGAAATCGAATGAGCAACCTGTTCACCCTGCTGGCGAAGAAGGCGGAGATCGAGGCTGAGATTGTCGAGTACCGAAAGATCGCGTTTGACGAACTGGTGGATTACGTGCTTGAAAAGGCGACCATCGCCGGCATCGAACTGACCGAGATCGCCGCCGCCCTGCAGACTGAGCACAACAAGCGCCTGAAGCCGGTGCAAGAGAAGAAGGCGCGAGCGAAAGCCCCGCCGAAGTGGCGCCACGAGCCGACGGGCAAGACCTGGAACGGCCTCGGTCGCAAACCGGGTTGGTTCAACATGCAGGGTGTCGTCCCTGTGAACAACTGACAACCCCCTTCGCAAATGGGCACACGCGGCCCCTTTCCAAAGGGAAAGACACTCGGGCGCAACCGACCTCCATACGGGGCTGACCACCTCGTAACCAGCCCCGATTTGCTAACCGCCGGTTGCCCGGTACTTCTTGAGACCGGCGGCATGCACAAACCCCGGGTTGCGGGTAACCATGATCGGGGAAAGTCGGGGAATGGTCGCTGAAATTGTTGAACTGTAGAAAGTATTGAATGCTCGAACTCTATAACCTCGATTGCAGGGATGCTCTGAACTTCTATGTACGACCAGGCTCCGTCCAGACCTGCGTTACCAGCCCGCCGTACTTCGGCCTGCGGAATTACGGTGTCGAAGGGCAGCTTGGCCTCGAACAAACACCCGACGAGTACGTGGCGAACATGGTCGAGGTGTTCCGCGCTGTGCGTGATGTGCTGGCTGACGACGGCACGTTGTGGCTGAACATTGGTGATAGCTACAACGCTGCCGGGCGAACTGGTCACGGCACGCGCGTAGGGTTCAAGCAGGGTACCAACCGAGCCAGTGCGGAAGGTGCCGACAACTGCCGCCCTAGCGTTGACGGCCTCAAACCCAAAGACCTGATCGGCATTCCGTGGCGAGTAGCCTTCGCGCTCCAGGCTGACGGGTGGTTTCTTCGCCAGGACATCATCTGGCACAAGCCCAACCCGATGCCCGAGTCGGTGCGCGACCGCTGCACAAAGGCGCATGAGTACATCTTCCTGCTGTCGAAGTCGGAGCGGTATTATTTTGACAATGAGCCAATCCGAGAGCCCGTTAAGGCGACGAGCGGCAAAATCAACGGCGCTCCATTGCGTGGAGCGCACGTTCTGGAAGAAGGCGGAAGACGCACAGCCAAACGAGAATATGCGGTAATCAAAGGCGCAAACCGCCGCAGCGTCTGGACTGTCGCAACGCGCCCCTACAAGGGCGCGCACTTCGCCACGTTTCCGCCTGCGCTGATCGAGCCGTGCATCCTCGCGGGCTCGCGCCCGGGCGACATCGTGCTCGACCCTTTCATGGGCAGCGGTACCACTGCGCAAGTGGCATTGCAACACGGACGTCGCGCTATCGGGTGTGAACTCAACCCTGCGTACATCCAGTTGATCCACGAGAGGGTCGGAAAGGTTGCTGCGTGAGCAAAACCACCCTCGTATTCGACCTTGAGGTGTATCGCAACTACTTCCTCGCCATGTTCCGCCGTGTTGACACCGGCAAGACCCGTGTGTACGAGATGTACGAGGGTCAACCCCTGCAAGTCGAGGAACTGCGCCGCATCCTGACCACCTACCGCTTGGTCTCGTTCAACGGCAACAACTACGACATCCCCATGCTCACGCTCGCGCTGACCGGCGCGTCATGCGCCAAGCTCAAGGAAGCGAGCGACCAGATCATTCTCGGCAACTTGCGCGGCTGGCAGTTCGAGCAGTTGCACGGCATCAAGATCGACCCGCGCATCGACCACATCGACCTGATCGAAGTTGCGCCGGGACAAGCCTCGCTCAAACTCTACGGCGGTCGGCTGCACAGTCAGAGGCTCCAGGACTTGCCCATCGAGCCGGACGCGACAATCATCCCTGAGCAGCGCCAGCAACTCGTGAGCTACTGCGGCAACGACCTTCAGACCACCATCGACCTGTGGAACCACCTGCAACCGCAGATCGAGTTGCGCGAGAACATGAGCAAGGGTTACGGCATTGACCTACGCTCCAAGTCCGACGCGCAGATCGCCGAGGCGGTCATCCGCAAGCAGGTCTCTCAGATTCTCGGGCAGCCGGTGAACAAGCCGACAATCCCGCCTGGCACGACGTTCAAGTACGAGCCGCCGAAGTGGATGCGTTTCACCACGCCCCCGTTGCAAAAGGTGTTCGAGGACGTTATCGCGTCCACGTTCACCGTGACGGCCGACGGCGGTGTGAGCATGCCACCTGCACTCAACGACCGCGCTGTCGCCATCGGATCGAGCGTGTATCGCATGGGCATCGGCGGCTTGCACAGCAGCGAGCAGTGCCAAGGAATTGTCGTTGACGCAGACCACCTTCTGATCGACCGGGACGTAACCTCGTACTACCCGTCCATCATTCTTGGTGGTGAGTTGTCACCGCTGCACATGCGGGAGCGCAACGCTTTCCAACGGGTATATCGGGGAGTTGTCGAAAAGCGCGTGGCTGCCAAGAAGGCTGGCAACAAGGTTGTTGACAGCGCACTTAAGATCACGATCAATGGGACGTACGGCAAGCTGGGTTCCAAGTATTCGGCGATCTACTCACCCCACCTGATGATCCAGGTGACGGTCACCGGGCAATTGGCGCTGCTCATGCTCATCGAACGCCTTGAGTCACACGGCATCCGGGTCGTCAGCGGGAACACCGACGGCATCGTGATTCACTGCCACCGTGCGCGCGAAGCCGAACTACTGAGTCATATTCAATGGTGGGAGCAGATCACCGGGTTCAACACCGAGGACACGAACTACCGCGCCATGTTCGCCCGCGATGTGAACTCCTACGTCGCACTGAAGAAGGGTGGTGGCATCAAGGGCAAAGGTGCATTCGCGGATGCGTCCATCTCCAAGAATCCACAGAACACAATCTGCGTCAAGGCGGTGAAGGCGCTGATCGAGCACGGTACACCCATCGAACAGACGATTCGTTCGTCGCGCGACATCCGTGAGTTCGTCACCGTGCGAACTGTCCGCGGCGGTGGGTGTCAGATCGTGCAAACACGCTACGACGACGCGCTCACGCCAGGCCAGAAGCGCGACGTGCTGCTGGCGGCAGGCGCGCTTCAGGTGGTGCCCGGCCCGCTGACGAAAGCAAAGTTCGACTGGGTACCCGAAGGTTGCGGTTACGACATCGAGACTGCCTATCGCATCCACTGCGGAGAGGACAGGATCAAGTACCTCGGCAAAGTCGTGCGCTTTTATATCGGGAAGTCATCTGAAGGCGCCATCTACTACAAGGAAAAGAATAAGACTGGCGGGCGCAACAAGGTGCCAGGAAGCGACGGGGCTGTTCCGGTGATGGATTTGCCGTCCGAGTTTCCGAGCGACGTCGATTACGACTTCTACATCCGCGAGGCGAACGACATGCTGGCGCAGATCGGAGCCTCCGAGGAGAAGTTGAAGCAGTTGCATTACGGCGAAAGTGCCGATTTGTTTTGAGAAAGGAAACGACGTGAAGGAAAGCGTCATCGAACGCGCCGACCGCCAGCGCATCGAGGCCGCCGGCGGCATGAGCCTGAAGTTCGTGTCACCAGGGCGACGCCATGTGCCAGACAGGATCAATCTAATGCCGGTTGCGCCGGAGCATCGTGAGATCGTGGCCCGGTACTTCCGGTTCGCCGAGTACAAGCGACCCGGCGAGAAACCGCGACCCGGCCAACAGCGTGAGCACGAGCGACTGCGCGCTCTGGGTTATCAAGTGGATGTGATCGACGAGGTGAAGACATGGGCCTGAGTGAAAAAGAGTGGGACGAAGCAAAGCAGTTTGGGCAATACCTGCTGGAGCAAGGCGAGGACGAGAGTGAGGCGGTTGTAGCGTTCCGCCGACAAGACCTTGCCGCGTACCTTGGGATGCTTGGCTTTTGCAACAAAGGCAGCGATGACGTGCAACTCGATGCCGCCAAGAGCACGGCAGCGATTGCGTGGGGGTGGCTGTGGCATGTGACCACGGCAGACGACAGGGTGAAAACTGCGCGGCACTTGCTTGGACAGATGCTCGACAAAGACCTGAAGCGGTACGGCCTTCAGACAGCGAAGGCCGAGGGCGCACAGGTGAACGTGCAGGAAATCGAGGCCGCCATGCTGCGCGGCGTGTTCGGAGACGCATAACAAGTGGATATGATCGACGAGGTGGTGGCATGAGATTGGAAGAAATGAAAGGCGCGGTGCTGAACCTGCTGCGAGAGCAAGGCTCTATGACCCTACCGGACTTGTACGAGGCCACGAAGGGTCGGCCCGAGACGGTGCGCCGCGCCGTCAACAGTCTGCATTTCAACAAGCAGGTGCACATCAGTGGGTGGAAGGATGCCGCTGGGCGCGGGTTCAGTGCGTACCACAAACTCATCACGGCTGGCCCAGGCGAGGACGCACCAAGGCCGGGCAAAGACCCGAGAAAGCGGGGTCCGCAGTCACGTTCATCCGGCGGCGGCGAGTGGCGGACAGTTCATCTTCAAGGAATTTGGCAAGGAGATTGCCATGCAAATTGAGTTCAAGAAACTACACCTCGATGCGAAGGTGCCGACATACGGGAGCGACGGCGCAGCGTGCTTCGACCTGTATGCTTTTGAAGGCGCCCGAATCACACCGAACCGATCAGTGCGGTTGGGCACCGCCCTCGCTGTTGCCATACCAGAAGGTTGGTCGATGCTGGTGTTCTCTCGCAGCGGTCACGGCTTCACCTATGGTGTGCGGCTCTCGAACTGCGTCGGCGTGATCGACAGCGATTATCGTGGCGAGATCAAAGTCGCCATGCATAACGACGGGCTTTTCGAGTACGTGGTTCACCCCGGCGATCGCATCGCCCAAGCCATGCTTGTCCCAGCACTGCGTTGTACGTTCAAAGAGGTTGAGGCGCTGTCCGAGACGCTGCGCGGCGACGGCGGGTTCGGTTCAACCGGGAAGTGAGGAAAGGACCGTGACGTGAACAGCAACGAGCAGGAAATCTACGACGCCGCCGCCGAGATCGCCGATGCGGTGAGCGGAGTCGTTTTCGCAGTCGCGTTCTCCGGCGTCGCCACCTGGTTGGCCGCCCAACTGGATGCCTTCGACGATCCTGAGATTACCGCCGAGGTGGCTCGGGGTCTGCGCAGCCTTGCGGACACCATCGAGGCGCAATGGGCGACTCTGCAATGAAAGAACGCACCCCTGAGCAATTTGCGAGCGGGTGCTACGGTAAGCAGGGGTTCGCCAGCGCGACTCTTGCACAGCGTGTCGCCAAGCGCACCCGCCAAAACCGCGACGCGAAACTGCAGGTGTACCGATGCAAATTCTGCCGCCAGTGGCACATCGGTCGCTCGCCTGGGAAGCTCTGATCCTCATGTCTGTTTTTAATCCGCGTCCGTACCAGAAACTCATTCTGGACTTCATTCGGGACAACCCCCGCTGCAACGTGTTCGCCAGTCCAGGCATGGGCAAAACGTCATCCTCGCTGGCTGCGTTCTCCGAATTGCAGTTGTTCGGCGAGGTCAACAAGGCGCTGGTGCTCGCCCCAAAGCGGGTGGCGCTGACCTCATGGCCGGACGAAGTGCGCAAGTTCAGGGGTTCGTTTGGACACTTGAAGATCGCGGCGGCAATCGGCACTCCTGCGCAACGTCTCGCAGCGCTGCACTCCGAGCACGACGTCCTCACGATCAATTACGAGAACATACCCTGGTTGATCGAGCAGTGTGGCGAAAACTGGCCTTACGACATGATCATCGCGGACGAGGTAAGCCGGGTGCGAGGTCTGCGCGTCAGCCTGCAACAGCGCAAGCGCAAGGACGGGACGCTGGGCAAAGCGTTCATCGCCGGCCAAGGGGCAAGCCGTGCGGCCGCGCTGGCACGTGTGGCACACACGAAGGTCAAACGCTGGGTCGGACTCACCGGATCGCCCGCACCGAACGGACTTCAGTGTCTGTGGGCGATCCAATGGTACATCGACGCAGGCAAGCGCCTTGGCACGTCCTACAGCGCGTTCACCCAGCGTTGGTTCCGGCCGGCGTGGGGCAGCACCCCCGAGCAGCAGCGATTTGAGCCCCTGCCGCACGCGCAGGCTGAAATCCAGCGGCTGCTGCGCGAGTGCTCCATCACCGTGGACGCGAAGGACTGGTTCGACATCAAGGCACCTGTCGAGCAGCACATCGAGATCGACCTGCCGCCGACCGCCCGCAAGCAGTACGAGGAGATGGAGCGCGAGTTGTTCACGTACATCGACGAGCACCCGCTGGAGGTGTTCAACGCAGGATCGCGCACTCTGAAACTCCTCCAGCTTGCCAGCGGCTCGGTGATCGTGGACGACAAAGGCTCTTGGTCGGCGGTGCATGACCAGAAGTTGCAGGCGTTGGAGAGTCTGGTCGAAGAACTGGCCGGCGAGAATGTGCTCGTGGCGTACCAGTTCCGCGCCGACGCCGAGCGCATCCTCAAGGCGTTCCCCTTCGCCCGGATGCTCGACAGCCACCCGCAGACGGTTCGTGACTTCCAGCAGGGCAAGATTCGCATGCTGCTGGCCCACCCGAAATCCGCCGGCCACGGGCTCGACTTGCAGCACAACTGCCGCGTCCTGATCGACTACAGCAGCGGCTGGAACCTCGAAGAAGATGAGCAGATCATCGAGCGCATAGGCCCCACCCGCCAAGCGCAGATCGGCAAGGACGTGGCGGTGCTGCGCTACAGGATCGTCGCCCGCGGGACCATCGAGCAGACCGCCGTGCTCCCCGCCTTGCAGCGGAAAATGAGCGTTCAGGACGCGCTCAAAGCTGCGATGAAAATTTCTCGCTGAACGGTGTTGACAAATACTTAGCAGTTGCTAAACTACGCGCACTATTTCGCAACTGTGTCAGGAAAGGAAACAGAAGATGCACCGTGAATGGATGTGGTACCGGAACACAGGGACCGGGGACGTGAGCATGTTCCGCGAGATGCCGGACAGCAAGCAGATGGTCCCGGTGGACGTGCTCAACGCAGAGTCCGACCGCTGGTCGCTCAACTACGGCTCTCGCCCGCTGCCGCCGGTTGATGCGGTGTTATACCGCGACGGTCGGCACTACGTCCTGGGGGACGGCGAGTTCGATCTCGCGGACTGGTCGCTCGGCGGGGGCGGCTCCGACATCGTGGCCTACCGGCTGGCCGCACTGCCGGTTCAGATGGTCGAACCCGCCGGCTGCGCCCTCGACGTGCAGGTCGGTGGCTCACACTACAAGGATATGGTTGTCCAGCCGTGGCAGGCCATCGACGCATGGTTCAGCCGCGAACAGGCCATCGGCTACTACGTCGGTACCGCCATCGCCTATCTGGCCCGGATCAACTCGAAGGCTGAGGGCAAGGGTGGCGAGCAGGACATCCGCAAGGCGCACCACACGCTGACCAAGCTGGTTGAAGTGTTGGACGGAGGTGCGAAGTGAGCACAACCGCAGCCATCCTCACCGGCTTCGCGATCGGCCTGTTCGTCGGCACCTGCCTCGGTGTCATCGTGTTTTCCCTGTGCCGCATGGTTGCGGCCGACGTCGAGAAAGGAAGTTCCAAATGAGTCCCGAAATCGTAGTTACCGCAGTGGTCTGCGTGCTGCTGCTCGCGTTGATCTACCTCGTCAACATCTTGCGCAAGAGGCACGACGACACCGACCGCCTGAACTTTTTGCAGGACAACCGCGTTCGCATCTGTCACATCGATGAGAAGTTCGGTGTGATCAAGGACGGTATGGTCCTCGGTATCGGACTGACCGGCGATCTGCGCGAGGCCATCGACGGTGCGCGAGCCGAGATGGATTTGACGGGGGAGGCGTGACCCATGCCTCGCGCCATCGACCTGTCCACCGTTAGTCCCGAGTGGGCGGCGGAAATCCTGCGCAACGAGACACCCGACCTCGACTTTTTCAAGAAGAAATCCAAGAAAGGAGCCCGCCGTGGCTGACGAAGTTGACATCACCGCAGAGCGCCAGGCGCGCGAAGAAAAGTACCTGCTGGCCGCCGCCCGCAGGCCTGCCGGCCCGGTCTCCACAGGTTACTGCCTGTACTGTGAGGACGTGGTGGGCGACGAGGTGCGCTGGTGCTCGACCGAGTGCCGCAACGAGTGGGAGCGCGAGGCCGCGCTGAAGAAGAAAGGTGGCGTGTGATGGCAAGTTGGATTTGCAGCTTTGCTGTCGGACTCATGTTCCTGGTCGGCGCAGCGCCGGACCCTTCCCCAACTGGAGACCGCCCATGACGGATAGACAAACGGGATGCACGACACGGCAGATGCTGGAGGCACCAATTGGTGCGGTTTACGTGTGGTGCAACAACACACTGACCTACCCCAAGGTGCTAGCGCACGGCCTGCAGCGCGACGACCTGGTGGTCAAGCCTCTGTCGTGGCTTGAGCCGCAAAACGTGTGTGGTCGCGACTTCGTTGGCGTTGTCATCGACCACGCTGTACCACTCGGCGGGTGGCAGGTCCAAGACGCCATGAGATACCTGCGCGGCCACGGCGTCTTGGTGGCCGTTGATTCGGCCCACGTTCGGCCCACTGACCCGGCGGCGGGGGGCGATAAGCCCTAGATTTCCCTACCTGAAATTGGTAGGCGCGATTGGATTCGAAAATATGAAGCGGGGATTGTGGGGGTGGCAGAGGGGTGTTGTCAAACGAAGGATCAAAGACTTATGCCCCTCTATACCCCTCAACACCCACCGATTTGGTCCCGGATTTGGCACCGAGCCTTTTCCGGGGATTTCCTGAAAAGTCCGACGAAAAGTCGGAGAAAGTCCATCTCATGAAGTACGAACTGCGCATCAACCTGCCGAACCTGAGTGCCACACTGAGAGGCAACACCCTCGAAGAGCTATCCGCCGCCGCGCAGAAGATCGAGGCGCTGACTGCCAACCCACTGGACCTGCCCAAGATCGACCCTAGCATGGTCGAACCTGAGTGGATCGAGTGGCACGGCGGGGAGTGCCCTGTGACGCCGGAATACACCGTGGAAGTGCGGTTTAGGGATGGTGATGTCGTCAGAGACGATGCTCCTCACCGTTGGGACTGGAATCACCTAGACTATCATGGCGACATCGTGGCCTACCGCGTGTTGTCCAAGTGAGAGTCCTGCTCTGCGGCCAGGTCGCCGGCGAGCACCTGGCCGACGCCGAACTGATAGCGGGAATCGTGCCAACGGAGACGCTGACGCTGGACGACTTCCCGCCCGACCCACTGCTACCGGACGTTGATCCGACACTCAGGAGCACCCTGCAGGCGCTATGCTACGCCGACGCGCTCATCTGGGCCGGCGGCGACCCGCTTGTTCTGTCGTATGCGTGCGACTTTGGCCTTACTACGTACGATGTTGCTCGATGAATTCTTCAAATCGACCGGAGGCTGGCAATAGCCAGTACAAACTCGACAACACCGGCAATGCCGCCGTCGCCACCGACTACTACTGGAACGAGGACATGAGCACGTGCCCGATCAGCGCGAAGGTGCAACTGCTCGGCAAAGGCGGTGTGGCAGTGTACGGCATCTACACCGGCCACAACAACTTCTGGGTGGCTTGGGCACCCTTGCCGAAGCGCCGCAAGCCAAGCGGGAGTGATGGTTAAATCTCGATGATCTCGACCGACAACTCAGGTGCCGGCCCTTCGATCACGTGATCGCGGAAGTACACCATATCACCGACAGTCGCCTCTCCCCGCGCCTGGACGTGACCGCCGCCCGCTTCCTCGATCAACGCCACGCCGTCGGCGTAAGCCACGACCTCGCCCACACGCAGCGGGGGCTGACGCAGCAGTTTCTGGAACCGCTTGAACAGGTTGGTGCTCATTCGTGGGTCTCCAATACCAAAGTCTGCCAAACCTGCGGCAACCCAACGTCCACCGACACTGCGCGGGCGATGCCCACGCGAGTGTCAGCGCCGTCGGTGTACCGCACGAACTTGCCCGGCGGGATGATCCCCGTCAGCGCGAGTACCGGCATGCGAAGCGTCACGCTGGCGACCCGCCCGGTCTCGCTCAGGATCGCCTCGCCCCGCTGCCGTGCCGCATCTGCGTGCGTGATCAGCGGGTCAACGACCATCGGGGCGAGGTAGTCTCCTGCTGTGCCGGATCGGGTCACGCGACCGAGTACGCCTTCAGCCTGGCCGCTTACGAACACCCGGTTGTACGCCGGCAGGTCTTGCCACTCGATACCCTCGACCGTGGCGACCGCGGACGGAATCTCGAAGTCGGGCTCCACGTCGTCCCAGTCCCACGGCAGAACCGGGTACCGATGGTTGACGACGACCGTCTGGTCGGTGTTGTGCGGTTGCAGGTATCCGCCTGCCGACTGCACAACTGCGTTCATGGCGCTGATGTACGTCCCCTGGTGTGAGAACACGCCTGCCGGAACCGTCCACGCAGTCAGCCCCCACTCCACGTCCCAGCCGATTGAGATGCCGTTGTCGGTCAGGATGTCGTCGAGCAGTTGCTGACTCGTGCGCGCTTCCTCGTTCATGAAGTCCCGCGTCGGCGCGTACGGGGCGTCGAGAATCGCAGCACGCCCTCGGCCTGACACCGACACAACCGACGAGTTGAACGAGCGGTCACGCTGCACCTTCTCGACGATGAACCGGTACGGCACCCCGTTGATTGTCGCCTCGACATGCACCGGTCCGTTGCTGTCGGGCATGAGCAGCGGCAGCGCCTCACCCGGCACCCGTGCGCTGAAACTCCACGTCCACGAATCGACGTCCAGCGACATGCTCATCGCCAGCGTTGGGATGACATCTTCCGAATCCGCTCGGATAAGAACTGCGCTGTTGATCACGAGATATACCCCCTTGATTGGGACGACGACTTTTCCGGGCGGCAGAGGTGGCTCGGTGTAGTCGCACATGAACAGCAGATCACCGCTGGCCGTCCACCTGAGTTGGAACACCAGATTCGTGTCTGGTTCATAACACGGCTCAGGCTCCGGCGGCTCGGGTGGGTACCACGAGCGACCGGGCGGCGGACGCATAGCATCCTGAAACCGGCCGCGCTCCAGGTACGCCCACAGCGGTGCGCCGATGCCGAACTCGTCGCCCAAGATGACGATATGCGGTACGGCGTCCTGAAACCGGGTGGTCGCGAACCGGCGCGATCCCCGCAGGCCGTCCTGGAACAGGGAGAGCGACGCCCAGCGCAGTTTGACGCCATCCTCGAAGCCCGAGCGGTGGTCGCCCCGCATACGGTCAGCGTCCTGGAACGTCTGCCTGGCACTGTCACCAAGCGGCACGCCGTCCTGAAACCCGGTTGCGTGGTCGTTGTGAAACCGCAGCGCATCCTCAAACACGACCGGCTGCGAGGCCTGCATCCGGGCGCCGTCCTGAAACCGCACCCGAGGGGCGCTCGGCGTGTGAACGCCATCCTGATAGATGCCCCGCAGGTCGGTCTGCTGGTCGATGCCGTCCTGAAAGAACGTCAGCGCCCCGCCCACCAGCGGTCGGTCGGTGTCGGAGTTGTAGCGCACCACCCCGACGGCACCCGGACGCACGAACGTAATCGCGCCAGCGGCCTTGACGCCGAGGCGCACAAGACCGGTCGCGCCGGGACGTCGGAAGGTGATGAAACCGGCGACGTGTGCGTCAACCGCAGGGATTTCACCGCCGTCATCGCCAAAGACCAGATCAACGGGCGAGCCGAGGACTGGTGCTTGTTGAAACAGCAGGTCGGTGTCGGCCAC